CAGTAGCTTCAGGAGATGTGTTTCGTGTACCATCAGGTGATTTAGATATTACATTGAACTAGGCTAACTTCAAATGAAGTATGGTCAATATAAATTTAACCGTGGTAAGTATTCTACTGCTGATTTAGAAGAAGGTGCATCCACAGTATCGGTTACTTCAGGCATTGCTAATGCAATAGCTGTCCGAGTACGCACATCAGGTGCTTTATCTGCTGGTGTGACTGTTGTTACTACAGTAGCTAATTTAACATCTGTAGGTGCAAGTGCTATAACAGCTACAAGTACATCGAGTTGTGCATCAGAGAAAATATCGCTTGGCTCTGCAACAGCAACGGTTGCTATTTCTACAACTGCTGTAGGTGAAAGAATACACTTAGCTAATGCTACAGACTCTTACGGTATTTATGGTATCTCTGATATTGATGCTGACTCAGAGTTAATTATGTTAGCTAGTGCTTCTATGGCAAGTGCCTCTTCTGTAAGTGATCCAAGAGGTGGATTTAAACACACAGCAGACGTAAATGACATTACTTCAAGTTCAGCAATAGTGTCATCAGGGCGTAAGAAATGGGAACTTATCGGAGAGGGTTCAGAAACATGGACTTTAATAGCAGCATAATATGGCATTAATACCACTTGAAATACCACCGGGCGTTTATAGGAACGGTACAGACTTTGAGTCATCAAACAGATGGAGAGATTCTAATCTTGTAAGATGGCATGATAAGTCATTACGACCTGTAGGTGGATGGGATACACGTAAGGCTTCAGCATCTGCTTCTGTGCCAAGAGGATTACATGCTTGGGTTGATAATACTAACGGATCAGCTCTAGCATTAGGTAGTCATAATAAACTTTATTACGTCAATGCTTCAAGCACGGTATCAGATATAACACCTACAGGATTAACTGCTGGTGATGTCAATGCTAGTGTTAATGTTGCTTATGGTGGAGGTTTTTGGAATAACGGTATCTATGGTATTACAAGACCAAACACAGGTATCTATCAAGAAGCGACAACGTGGGCATTAGACAACTTTGGTCAAAACCTATTAGCGTGTTCATCTAAGGATGGCAAGATTTATGAATGGGCATTAAACACGTCAGTCTTACCGACAGCTTTAACTAATGCACCTGTTAATAATAACTCCATGCTAGTAACGGAAGAACGCTTTGTATTTGCATTAGGCGCTGGTGGTAATCCACGTAAGGTGCAATGGTGTGATCGTGAAGCTAATACTACTTGGACTCCAGCAGCAACAAACGAGGCTGGTGACTTTGAATTAGTTACAACTGGTCAGATTATGTGTGGTGTAAGAATGCGTGGTACTACGCTGATATTAACGGATACGGATGCACATTTAGCAACGTATTCAGGTGCGCCATTTGTATATGGATTTGAAAGAGTGGGTACAGCTTGTGGTGTTGCTTCAAGAAAGGCAGCAGTAGCAATAGATCAAGGAGCATTTTGGTTAGGCGCTAATGGATTCTTTGCCTTTGATGGTAGTGTGGCAACAGAATTGCAATGTGACGTACACGATCTTGTGTTTGGTAATATCTCTAACAGTCAAATTAGCAAAGCATACGCAGTACATAACTCACAACATAGTGAAATATGGTGGTTTTATACATCAGAAAATTCTACAGAGAATGATAGATATGTTACCTATGACTATAAAGAAGGTCATTGGGCAGTAGGCACTATTGACAGAACAGCAGCTGTTGATCGTGGTGTGTTTGATAATCCAATATGGGCAGATGCTAGTGGAAACTTATATAACCATGAATACGGATTTGCACACGGAACATATACACCATTTGCTGAGTCAGGCTCAATATCTCTTGGTAATGGTGATCAAATTATGAAAGTTACTAAACTTATACCTGATGAACGTACTCAGGGCGATGTTAAAGTATCTTTTAAGACACGTTTTCATCCTAACGATACAGAAACTACACATGGCACATATACACTCGCTAATCCAACCTCAGTAAGATTTTCAGGTAGACAGATTCGATTGCGTGTAGAAGGTAACAAACTCGCTGATTGGAGATCAGGCATCATGAGAATAGAAGCTGATTCAGGAGGTGGTCGATGAGTTCACAGTTACCACCACCACCGTTAGGCGATAAATGGAGTACGTGGGGTGAGCGTATTAATAAGTTTTTAGTAAATACACGTAACAAATTAGAATTTAAAGATGCTGATTCAAAAGCAACACAGGATGGCATTTTAATGTGGGATGAATCGCAAAACGCTGTTGTAGTATCTAAGAACGGAGCTTGGGTGAAGTTAAAGTATGATCCATGACATTAGCAGAAGAACTATTAAGATGCCAAAAGTGGATACAAGCTGCACTAAAGAAAGGTGGCGATACACACGACTTTAAAGATGTGGTCGATGGAGTGTTAAGTGGTAATATGCAATTGTGGTTAGGTGCTAACGGTTGTGCAGTAACTGAAATTGTAGTGTATCCTAATAAGAAAGTATTACACGTATTCTTAGCTGGTGGTGATCAAGGTCAAGGAATAGAACAAATTACAGACATGCATGATGATGCAATGGCATGGGGTAAAGCACAAGGATGCAATGGTATGACAGTAACAGGGCGTAGAGGTTGGAAAAAAATCTTACAGCCAAAAGGATGGACTGAACAGTTCACAACATTATTAAAGGAGTTTTGACATGAGTGGTGGCGGTGGAAAAAGTGGTAGTGAAGTAGAAGAAACAAGTATACCTGAATGGATTAAACAACCAGCGATTCGTAACTTACAACGAGCTGAAGACGTTCAGCGCATAGAATATATGCCATACAGAGGCCCTGAAGTTGCTGGTTTTACTCCTAGTCAAATTTCAGCGTTTCAAAACAATTTAGATACAGCTAGAGCATTTGGATTAGCTGCTCCTGAAAGTGTTATGGATGGTATTCCTACACCTAGTACGTTTGCTGGAGGTGTGAGTGGATACAGCACTATGCCACTCTATGAAGAAGCTCTAGCTGAGACTATTGCAGCACAACCTGATGCAGTTGAACAATATAACGCCTTATTTGGTAAGAACGTAGCAACTACAGCTAACCCTAATCCATTACCTACTGGAAGACCTAGTGGTGGAGGTGGTAATGTAACAAACAACCCAACTACACCTACAACACCTTCAACACCTAGCTATACACCAAATACACCTACTGCTATGCAAAACTATTTAGACGATAGTCAACTAAATTATCAAACAATAAATAGTGCATACGATAACTATAACTCCCCCGGACATCCTAGTAGAGCTAATTACAATTACGATGATCCTGATGATGTACCAACAGATAGAACTGCGAGAGCAATGGATGATACAGCAGATATAGAAGCTGGAATGCAACCTCAGTTATCAAGTAGATTAGATAGCAAAGGATATACACCAACAAACGTAAGTAGACCGATAGATGAAATTATGGCGGATTTTTTAGCGGGAAAGTAATAGGGAGCGATGTAGCTCCCATATCCCAATTAAATAGTGGTTTGACCATGCCTATAGGAGACAATTTAGTAGGCAATGAAATACCGGGGCAACCGGGTATATTATCTGCTTTTTCAGAGAATGATGCTGGAATGGTAGATGCAAGAAGAAACTTTTTATTCAACAGGGATTTAGATTTAGGTAGGCCTGGAGATGCTAGTTATGTGCCTTTTGAACCTACAGTAGGTCAATCTATGATGAGTAGTGGCTCTAATAGTGGGCGAGGCATTCCTACAGTAAGATCAGACTCAGTAATGAGAGACGTTGGAGAAGGAATGGGAGAAAACCTTGCTGAAGTATTACGCAAAACACAAGGCATACAAGGTAGATATGGCAATCCTGATGATAAAAGTCCTGATCAAATAATGAATGAATTTCGTATAAATGAAGCTGAGAACGCTTTTCAAGGTATGGATAATAACAGAACATTAGGTGATGCCATTAGCAATAGATATGATGGTGTAATGGACACACTATATAATCCTAATGCACCTGAAGGTGGTAGTGGTTATTACAACTCAATAATGGGTTACCCAATGCGAGTAGTTGCTGGTGGTAATGTTTCTGAAGAAGCTATTGCAGCTCACAGAGCAAACAAAAAATTAGACACACCTTTTTGGAGCGATGGCACAGGTTTAGCTGGATACAAAGACGAAAACCTTAATAAACTTGATGGTTCAACCTATATACCTGTATCTGATGCAACAGATGGTTATCATTTTAGATCAGGTAAAGATGCTGGTAAATTATCAGGTACAAACACTTTACCATTTGGTGGCATACCAATGGCAATAGCTGGACACGGATACCAACAGGCAGCGGGTTTATTAGATGGTACATTTGGTAAGAACGCTTATTTACAAGCTGTTGATAATGCAAGAGGAGTAGCTGCAAGTGGTAATGCACCAGCAGTACAGGGTATATTTGATCGTATGGATGCTGGAAAAGCAAGAGATGAAGTTATTAAAGAAAGAATAGCCGATAAAACTTTTGTTCCAATGAAAAAAGCACAAGCATATGATCCACCAAAACAAACAGTTGCTGATAAAAAAGGTTACACACCTAAACCAGTAGCTAAACCAAAAGTAAATGTTAACTATAATAGAAATAAACCAGTAGCTGTTAAAAGTAAACCTGTAAGAACACCAACACCAAAACCGACACGAACAACTGGTAGTAGGGGTGGTAGAGGTAATGTAGGTGCAAGAAAATCAGCGGCTAAGAAATCAACACCATCTAGAAGCTATAACAGTTATCGTAGAGTAGGTGGTAGATAATTAAATGGAGATTAAGTAATGTCAGGACAAGCACAAGGTGGACAAGTAACTAAACCTCATAACCCTATGGATATGGGAAGATATGTAGGTAATCCAAATCATATTGCTCAAACACAAGCAGTT